GATGTGATTTTTATGGAACAACTAGTATCAGATGAATTGCCAGAGTTTTGCCCGTTTTGTGGTGAACCCATTGATACATTATCCGAAGAAGAATATATAGATGATGATGAACTCAATGAAGATGATGAATGGAACAATTAAATTGGATTTATAACAATAAAATTTTTACAGAAGATTTGATTGGTGATAATTATGGTTTTGTGTATCTCATAACAAACAATGTAAACAATAAGAAATACATTGGTAAAAAGTTTTTTTATTCCTCAAAGACAAAACAAGTAAAAGGTAAGAAAAAGAAGTTCAAGGTTTACTCGGACTGGCAAACTTACTATGGTAGCAATGAGGAATTGAAAAAAGATGTTATAATACATGGACGAGAAAACTTCACTAGAGAAATACTACACTTGTGTTTGTCCAAAGGCACCGCAGGATATCTTGAAGCTAGAGAACAATTCACAAGGCGAGTATTAGAAAGTGATGATTATTATAACACATGGATTATGGTGAGAGTAAGAGACTCACACATTAAAGGACTGTAATGTTAGGATACCTAGAAGATATTGAAGGTTTTGATGCTTTGTTTTTCTTACCACAAGAAGATGAAGATGAAATACGAATTGTTGCCAACAAATATAAAAATCCAGGTGAAGTGGTAGAAGGTAATGCAATCGGTCCTTGGTGGCACATTTTGTTGTTTAAATGCAACGAAGAAACCGGTGCTGTTGAAAACCTGGACACGTTTGATGCCATTTTCTCGGATCCTAGAGAATACATATCAACCTTGATACCATGTGGTTTTTATGGTGTTGTTGCAAAAAAGACAACCACTTCAAATATTTTCCTAGAAGATGCTATTGCCAAATTCAAAGAGTTGATGTAAAATATAAGCATTAGAAACTGAAAGTTTATTATGATTCTCGTTGATTTAAACCAAGTATTGTTATCCGGACTGATGGCTCAAATTGCCAGTCAAAAAGGAATCAAACTTGAAGAAGGCCTCATTAGGCACATGATTCTCAATATTATCAGGACACACCTGAAGAACTTCCGTGAAGAATATGGTGAAGTGGTGTTGTGTGCTGACAACCGCAAATATTGGCGCAAAGAGTTCTTTCCTTTCTACAAGGCGCACCGCAAAAAAGCACGTGAGAAGTCTGATTTGGACTGGCATCTAATTTTTGATATGCTTTCCAAATTCAAACAAGAATTGCGTGAAAGTTTCCCATACAAAGTTATTGATGTTGAGGGTGCTGAGGCTGATGACATTATCGGCACGCTGGCTCCACGCCATGTCATGCACGAAAATGTGTTGATTATTTCCAGTGATGGAGATTTCTTGCAATTGCAAATGTATAATGGTCGTAGTGAGTATACCATCAAACAGTATAATCCTGCCCAAAAGAAATTTGTGGTGTCTAGCAATCCATTGCAAGAATTAAAACAAAAAATCATTCAAGGTGATAAGGGTGATGGTATTCCAAACATTCTCTCACCTAGTGACACCTTTGTGCGTGAAATTCGTCAAAAGGTTATGACAGAAGCAAAACTTACCAAATTCATGTCACAAGAATATGGTGATTATGACGATGAAAACGCACGTATCGGTTTTTCTCGTAACCAGACACTCATTGACCTAAGAAATATACCAGGTGATATAAAGGACAAAATCATAAATACTTATGAAGAAACTAAACCTGCACCAAAAGGTAAAATCTTAAATTATTTGATTGAACACAAACTTAAAAACCTAATGGAAGTTATTGAGGAATTTTAATGAGACCTTTGTATGAAGTTTTCGATGAATTTGAAATGTCGAAAAATAAAAAAGAAAGAATGGATGTAATTGGGAGGAATCTTTCACAATTACTCGTTGATGTATTAAAATTGACATTTCATCCAAACTTTGAGTGGAAAGTAAAACATTTACCTGAAGATTATAAAGTTCCTACGGACGTATTACCTGGAATCACACACGATACGTTAAACAGGCAGATTCGTAAACTTTATATGTTTCAGGTTGGTAATCCAACAGCGGAGAAGTTAACAGAACAACGCCGGAAGGAATTATTAGTTCAATTGTTAGAATCACTAGAACCTAGAGAAGCAGAAATCATTTTAGGTATTTTCCAAAAAGATTTAGGTGTAAAAGGACTAGATTACAAATTTGTAAAAGAGGCATTTCCAAATATGTTGCCATGACAAAAAAAGAAAGTATAATTGTCGTATCTGGTGAATTTGATCCTTTAACATATAATGATTTTAAATTATTAAAAACGTGTAAATCGAAATGTGATTTACTCATCGTAGGAATTCATTCAGACGCTTTTATGCATTTACGTTATGGCAGTTTTAACAATAATTATGAACAACGAAAAGAAGTCATTAGCAGTTTCCCGTTCGTGGATGAAACTTTCGCATTTAATGACCTCGATGGAACATCATGCAACCTTTTGAAATTAGTCAAAATGTGCTACCCAGCATCAATCATCACATTTGTGTCCGAAATGGACATGCACAATATGCCAGAATCCAGAATTCGTGGCGTAACCTTCACAACTTTTGATATTATCCAACAAGGAGTTTAATTAAAGTGTCTAAATTTTCTGGAAAGTTTCGTGATTACGATTACGAAGATGAATATACTTTCGAAACTAGAAAAAAGAAAAGGAATCAACAAAAAGCACCTCGCAAAAAATCATACTTTGAAGATGATGATTATTTCCGAGGTTATGAAGATTACCAAAAACCAACTAGAAGAAAAGCTAGACATTTTGATTAATATTTGTGTTGTAAAATAACAACACACCTATTGACACTCCTTTGTGTATGTTGTATAATATACACATTGCATAGGAGATTTTGTTATGATGATTTATGTTCGAACACCTAAGTCCAAGAAAAAGCGTGGACCTAAGGCTGCACGTGAACAATATGAAGCTTGGCTGAAATCACATCAGCCAACAAAACCTATTAAAGTCCCACAAAAAACTACTAATCAATTAGTATACAAACTGTCTGTGCCTGCTGGCCGTGAAACCGTGCGTTATCCGTCATTGGATACAGGCATTGGTCAAGCCACAAAAGCTGCACCGAAGGTTTATACTGGCACAAAAGTGATGGGAATCGCAACTATGCACAAATCAAACGCTGTTCCTGTGTTTAACAGCGAGGAAGCTGTAGAAATTTCAAAAATGAGGCGCTAAAATGAACAAGAAAATGAGTTTTGTTGTAAAATTACAACGTCCTGTGTGTCGAACACCAATCAAACCTGTTCAGGCACATAAAAATGTCGTAAAATACAATCGTAAAGATGAGAAAAAAGTGATTTTGTCGCAAATCACTGCTCTAGGAGATTAAAATGTCACAAAATGCTGATGTAGTGGACGAAAAACCACAAGAAAATATGGAAAATGCTTGGGAAGCACTTTGGGAAGTCACAAAAAAGTGGGCCGTGATGACACAATTTGAGGCTGACCAAGATTGGTATAAAAAAATGAAGGAATATTATGAGTAAGACCTATATTGCTGACATTCTTGAAGCGAATGATGGCACAGGCGATGCAATCTTACAATTTCCTGACGAATTAATTGCTGAAACCGGTTGGAAAGAAGGCACCGTGTTGAATTTGAAAGTTGAAGAAACACCTACAGGCAACGTTCTAATCATTACTGAGAAAAAATAATGGAATTACTTGAATCAAAATCTCTATTGGCCAAATTGATGGCGACAGAAAATCTTGTTGTTGAACAACGTCCAGTTCAAACAGCATCATTTGATGTTAAAAATAGGATTTTAACTTTGCCAATTTTGGATAAAAATATCTCTAGTGCTCTTTATGACCTATTTACTGGTCACGAAGTTGGTCATGCTCTATACACTCCCATCGAAGGAATGTTGAAAGTTAGAGAATTGAAAATCAATAAAGATGTTGCCAATGTGGTTGAAGATTCCCGCATCGAACGAAAAATCAAATACAAATATCCTGGTCTAAAAAATTCTTTTGCCAAAGCATACAAAGAGCTTATGGAAAAAGATTTCTTTGGTGTCAAAGGAACCGATATCAATAAGATGAATTTTTTGGATCGTATTAACCTGCATTGCAAAGGTGGCGCAGCTCTACGTATTCAATTCAATGATGAAGAAGTGGTTTTACTCAATGAAGTAGAAACCACCGAAACCTATGATGATGTTATCGAGGTTTCCAAAAAAATCATCGATTATATGAAGAAACAAATTGAATTGGAAGAACAGAAAAAGGCCAAAGCAAAAGCTGAACATAGTGATGAACAAGATGAAGAAGATTATGAAGAAGTCGAATTCGATGATGATGGTGAACCGTTAGAACAAAAGGAAGAACAGTCAGCTAGCGGTGATAGTGGCGAAGATGAGGATAAGGAAGATTCTGATAAAGAAACTGAAAAAGGTCAAAAAGCATCCGACCAAGATGGTAAGGATGAACTAGATAAAAAACTTGATGAGCAAATTCGTTCACACACAGATGAAGCATTCAAGAAAAATGAACAACAGTTGTTTGATACAAGTATTTCAAATATCATTTACACAAACATTCCAAATCTAGATTATAAACAAGTCAACGACTTCAAGGTAATCTGGAAAAGATATAAGGAAGAAAATTTTTCCATTTCAACACCAGAATTTATAAAAATTCGAAATGAAAGCAACAAAGTGGTTTCATATCTTGTCAAAGAATTTGAACTACGCAAAAATGCCGACCAACTAAAACGTGCAACAGTTGCCAAAACTGGTGATTTGAATATGTCTAAAATTTATTCATATAAATTCAATGAAGATATTTTCAAAAAGGTTTCGGTTGTTCCTGGTGGCAAGTCACATGGATTGGTTATGTTTTTGGACTGGTCAGGTTCAATGTGTGACCATATTGGTAATACAGTAAAACAATTAATCAACTTGGTATTGTTTTGTAAGAAACAAAACATTCCTTATGAAGTGTATGCTTTTGTTGAAGATACTGACACCAAAATGTCTGTGGCACGAGCTGCACCAAAAGGAAATGACCTATACACAAAGCCTTATGCTGCAATGAACTTGTTGTCATCACGTATGAACAGTTCAGAATTCACATATGCGTGTTCAGCACTGGTTCACATGTCTGGTTTGGGTTCAACAACTAGATTGTATTTGCCTTATTGGATGCATATGCAAGGCACACCCTTGAATGAAGCCATCATTCACGCCATGTCAATTGTTCCAGAATTTCAGAAACAAAACAAGTTACAAATTGTAAACACAATTTTCCTGACCGATGGTGAAGGACATACATTGAATCGTTACTACGATCCATTGAATATGTCGGGGTCTCATTATGGTTCTTACTACAGCGATTACACAACACACATCAAGTGTGACCGTTTAGTTATCCGTGATACCGTCACCAAACATGAAGAAAGAATTGATTTGCGTGAACGTGACTCACAAACAAATGCTTTGATTCGTTTGTTAAAAGCTAGAACCAAATCAAACGTTGTTGGTTTCTATGTGATTAATGGTAGAGATTTCAACCGTAAGGTCTATCAATGGTTTCCAAAACAATTTAACCACGAAGAAATGAAAGAAAATTTCCGAAAAAATCAATTCACCATCTTGGAGAACACAGGATATGATGAGTATTATATCTTGCGGTCAAATAGCCTAGATACCGATGATGATTCGTCTTTTGAGGTTAAAGAAAATGCAACCTTTAGAGGTATTGCATCCGCATTTACCAAATACAATAGTGGTAAACACAACAGTCGAGTTATCTTGAATCGTTTTATTGGATTAATTGCATAAGGAGTTATTATGTCGGAGATTTATTCAGAATACTATGGAACTGGCAGAAAAGCCAGTGTGACCAGATTGAGAAGAAGTTTGGATCCAAAGTTTGATGTTTGGGAAGTTACCTTATATGTTGGTGATAAAGTCATTCAGAGAACTTCATGCCACCACGAAGAAGAAGCCGAAAACTTGGCAGAATCTTTTGTTCAAGGTGGTGATGGCACTCAAATTTTGTTGAATGAGGTCATCAATAATGGATAAGGTAAGTAAGGAGATTTTCTGTATTACACAGGAAGAATGTGCTGAGGTAACGCAGGCAATCTCCAAGATTTTTCGTTTTGGTTTTGATTCTGTTCACCCCGTTACAAACAAAAGCAATATGCAAAGCTTGGAGGAAGAAGTTGGTGACCTTTTAGCAATGATTGATATCATGGTTGAAAGATGCATTGTTTCCGATGACAAGATTAACGAGGCTCGAAAAGCCAAAAAAGAGAAATTAAAGATTTGGTCAAACATCTACAAAGAGGCATAAGATGGAATACGATTTTAATAAATTTGAAGAACTGGTTGTCAAACTACTTGAGAATCGACAATGGGATGATGAACTAGATTATGGTGAGGACATTTCACCTATTTCAGAAATCAAAATCGCATTTGATGGTTTTGGAGACCTAGAGACCGAAGATGAGAACGGTGAGTATCAGTATATTGAACATGGTAACACCGATAATGAATCGTATGCAATCTATATTCATAAGAATTCAGGAAGAAAAGGTTTTGTCTTTCCAGAACATGAAGTGGCATCTTTCACTTTTGGTAACATGGTGATTCACCGACCAAAAGAAGAAGTTTGTTTATATGCTTGGCATTCCAAAAGTGAGGTTGATGGCAACTGGTATTGGGATGTGATTCCGCTGGAAGACCGATTAGACCAAGATAGTGGTATGAATGAAGAAGAAGTCATGCAGATTTTGGAAGTTCTTGTGAACAGGTATTTTGCAGAATGACAGATGAACAAGCTTTGGCCATTTATAATCGATTGGTCGAAAAGTATGGTGATGACTTACCCAACTTTGAACATCAACCTAAAGTTTTTGCGTATTATGTAAGGTTAATGAAATATTATGAACCAGAGATATTCAGAACAGTATGACGCTTATTATGATGAGCAGACCAATGAGTGGTTAGAGGATATCTGTGATGATCCAGAGTGCGACCTTTGTGTTGGCCGTCATGGTCGACCAGAGAAACCAATGAGAGAGATTTTTGTCTTTGGTTCAAACCTGGCTGGCCGTCACGGTGCTGGCGCAGCGAAGTTTGCAGTAGAAAACCATAAAGCGATTTATGGTATTGGTGTTGGTCTACAAGGAGACTCTTATGGTATTCCTACCAAAGACCAGAACATCAAAACATTACCGTTAGAAACCATCCAACTATATGTGGACCAGTTTATAGATTTTGCTAGACTTACACCAGACTTACTATTTAATGTGACAGCGATTGGTTGTGGTCTTGCTGGTTATAATCCTTCTCAGATAGCACCGATGTTTTCCAGCGCTTCCGGACTTTCCAATGTCCGTCTACCAGAGGAATTTAAAAAGGTATTAACACAATGAACGCTTTTTTCGAATGGATGTTTATCTTCCTCTGTTTCTTTCTTTTCTGGGGAGAACCAGACGTTTGGGACAAAGCACACGATTATGTGATGCACAACTTAGAGGTAAACAAAACATGCGAAAAACAATACTAGCCTTAGCACTCCTGTTAACCAACACAGCATTTGCACAGCAACCACCAGGAGAAATCATTGACTTGGTCAAACCAATGAAATGTTCCCGTGCAGAAACTGTGATGAACTTCTTTGCAGAGAAATTCAAAGAGAAGCCATTGTGGGTTGGCAAAACATCTACTGGCACACACATTGTGTTAATGGTAAACAAAGAAACCAAAACATGGACACTCATAGAATATGACAGCGCACTTGCATGTGTTCTAGGTGCTGGCGAAACCAGTAGCAGCACAGACGGTTTGTCCATTTAAGAGAATAGTTAATGAGTAAGACCTTTGTTATTGCTGGTAACCATGAACAGGCCAGAAATTGGATCAAACAAAACATTACCGATTATGCAAACACTCATGGTGCTTGGCGGTCACTTAGTGACTATATCGCAGTAAGTGGACCAGAACAAATCAAAGGTTATTCGGATCCACATGGTGTCTTTATTGGTAACTGGTATGAAAGAAAAGATATCCGTGAGATACTTACAATACTTCACATGAGTGGTAATAAAGTAAACACACAGATATTGAAAGCAATACAAGTATATGGAGAATATGTAAATGAAAACAAATGATGTGAATAGATTAATTGCAAACCTTGAAGATAGTCTGAACAGTCTGAAAGACAAAGACAAAATTCAAGCAGGTGCAGAGATTCATTCTGGTGACGGCGGTTACTCCATCGGAACCAGAGAGGCTTATGAAGAATTCGTTAAGAAAAGAAACTACCAAATTCCAGTAAGCCGTTCTACCTCCGAAAAAAAATTTCCAAATAAATGATGGATCCAGTAAAACATTGTGACCTGTATAAGGACGAAGGCTGCGCTCACGTAGACGGCTTTCTATGTGACTTTGAGACTTGTTCAATGAGGTTGGAATACATCGGGGCTCCAGAAAAAAATTTCGAATCCTCTGAGGAGGCCCCAGAAAATAAAAAATTGGAAAAAAGAGTTTGACCTGGTGGAGCTTTTTTAGCTAATCGCTTTCCTACGGCGCCCCCACCCCATCGGCTAACAGCTCCCCAAAGAGCAGCCAAAAAAAAGGGAGACCAGCACCAGACTGGTCTCCCGAAACCCCCACCATCCAGCCGAGCCTCAAGTGGGGGAGAGCGAATTCAAATTAAGCAACAGCCAAGCGAATAACCTTGGCCATTTTCTTGCCGTGAGCAATATATCCGATAACCGGCACGGTTTTGTCATAGCAAGCACGGCAGCTCAAGCACTTACCGCCTTGCTCTGGTGCTTGGCATACTGTAACACCAGCAGGCACAGCAGCGCCAGCAGGAATGATGGTTGAACCATGCACGCCTTTGGTGTATGAGCCATCCACAGCATCAGAGCTGGGGCGCACCATTACATTATCCAGTGCTTGCATTTTAGCAATGATAGCCTGGAATTTTGGAAACTTGTACATGCGGGTGGGCAACCAGTGCTTGGTAGCAGGGGTTGCTTGCATCACCTGGAGCATTTTCTCTGCCAAGCCAATAGCGTACATGTCGCCGCTATCAAACCAGCGGAAATGGGTTTGCTTTTTGAGCTCTTGGATCATAGTAGCTACCCAGCTATCTTCCTGCCATGCAGCTTTATTGTCAGCTCGCACGGCTTTGGTATCGGGGAAATTGTAGCAACCAGTGGTAGCATAGCAACCAGAGCAAGCAGGGACCAATTGACCGTCAGGACCTACCGAACCGGGGCAGGTTTCAACAGCTTGCAAGGACCAGCTCTTGGTGCCAAGCTTAGAGGTTTTGCTAACTTTATTCATTTTCGCTCCTGTTTTTTACTATGGTTGTACTATATCACACCTGGCGGGAATGGCAAGTGTAAACTTTAGTATTCAAGCCACCAGCTGGAGTATTAGCTGGGCACCTTTGGTGCAGGTGTTAGCGCAAGCGCTTGCCACCGTCAGGACAGCTGTGTTATAATATGCGCCCACCAAGGCACCGGTTATGAAAACAAAAGCATTCATTAGAACGGTCTCCAATAGAATAAGTCCAAGACAATTACAACCAGAGCAAGCACGTATACGGTGCCCATTGCCCAAGCCGTCAAGCGGTGAAAATCAAGCATTTTTTGTCCTTTTGAAAATTATTTGCTGGCAATATTTCAGCCAGCGGCTTCGGGGATCCGATCCCTCTGCCTTAAGCGCTTGCTTTGCGTGCCATGATAGCAGCAGCAATAGCGTTATCTTCCGCACCGTATTTGGTGACGGTGCCCTTAGAAGGACGCTTAGCAGCCTTTTTTGCTTTGGTGCCAACAGCACCAACCTGCTTCGAGAGCAGCTTAGCAAGGCGTGCTTCTGCCTTAGCAATTGCTGCAGCACGTTTAGCTTCAGCACTGGCAAGCTTGTCAGCCTTAGCAGCTTCACGCTCTGCCTGCACCTTAACACGGAGAGCAGCAACCAATTCCTTGGTAGCTTTCAGGGTTGCTACAGCGCTTTTCAATTCAACAGCCAGGGGGGAGAGAGCTTTTGTCATAAAATGTCCTTTTCAATTAACATGGATGGATTCTAACCTAAAATTGCCGATTAGGCAACCTGAGAACTTTTTTCTTCCAGCATTCTGCTCAAGATATATTTTGCACGGTTGAGCTCTTTCCGTGCCTGCTCTTGGGTTTGAGCAGTATTGCAAGCAATGAGCTCCTGACAATCGGACAGCATGCTCATCACCACCATTTCCAAACCTACGTGCTTGGCTGTGAAGCTTTGCATGTATTCGGATTGGATGGTAGCTTCTGAAATACCGTAGCACTTGCTTTCAAATTCCGTCATTCCTGCGTCCTTTCGCTTTGTTTTCAATATGAGTGTACTATAACACACCTGGCAGGACTGGCAAGCATTATCGGCAAAGTCCAGCATTCCGGTCAACTATTCCAGGACGCTTGCCAACCAGCCCCAGCTATGATATAGTACAACCATTCGAAAGCAGGACTGGGGTGGACGCTGGGGCTGGGCGTTATAATAAAATTAAAACTTTTTTCTTCCAGTTGCAATTGTGAGAACCTTTTTCTTATATTGCCAAAACCTGAAAAATCGGTTATAATGGATGCTTAATTTGAAAACAAAAGCACTACAATGCAAGGAGTAATACTAAATGTCTGGTATGAAAAGAATATTGGAACGATTGATTGACCTAGAAGAAATGCTGTATACTTTTGGTCTCAGCTATGAACCCTTCATACAGGAATGCAAACTTTTGTGTGAATTAGGGTTTGCCGATGAAGTCCAATGTATTATTTGGGAGTTTGAGAACCATTGTTTTAACCAGTGAGATGCTCTGTAATGCTTAATGTTTATGCCGCTGAGATGCTAAGACTTAATTCTTACAGGTATCTTGCGATTCATAATGCGAAATATTACACTTTTTTGCACTTTTTGACACTTAAGCATTCCAAAGCACTTCAGGTAAGATTCAGGTAAGATTTTATGCAAAAGTTATCCACAGCATATCCACAGGTTTATGCACACCTCCAGGTGAGTGTATACTACGAAAACTTTAGTTTTCTATTTGGTTCTCAGCGAATACTTGACCATTTTGCTGTAATACTATAGCAATATGCTTGCCAAAACCTAGGATTCCTGTATACTTGCGTACATGTTGATTGATAAGGAGAAACCGATGACATTAACCAAAAATGATTACATTGCTCTGATTATTGAGCATATTGTAAACCAAGGTTATAAATCTTCTGATGATTTTGTTAACTATATTACTATGATTCTTCCCATGATGAATACGGAAGAATTACAAGGTGAATTAGAAGCATTGGAAGATAATGCTATTGGTCTAAGTCAGTAAAAAGGTATTAATTATGACATTTTTTGTTGAAATTGCAACTTTAGAATTACTGAAACAGTATTCTAGTCCACGTAATACTTCCTTATTCAAAGGTGTGCCGGTTGAATTGCGTGACCGAGTGCTTTCGTATTACAATGCTATGGGTGTGAAAGTGAAACTAAGGTATCGTGGTCCTCGAAAACATAATACTTTTCGTTCACCAAACACCAAGCAATCGTCATGCTTGATGCAGGATGCTAAAACTTTTGCAGTATACATGAGGTGAGCAGGTAGACTTTAGTTCTCCATGTAAAGGTATTGAGAACTAAGGTATACAGGTTGACAATTCAGGTAGTTCTGGTATAATTGGTTTTTTAATTGATGAGGTAAAAAAATGAATGACGAATTACAGGTAATCTGGGAACAGCTAAATGGTGTTCTTTATGACTTGACCGAAGGTGCGCCTGCTGATGCTGTCGAAGCAGTGCAGGATTGTATCAATCGGTTGGAGCAATTAGGTATTGGTCAATAATCAAAAGAGGTAAAAAATTATGACTTTTCGTGATGACATTTTGGAAATGGTTGATGAAATGATTGATTGTGACGGTGAGGTGCGTATTGGCAACCTGCTGTTTTCACGCTCTGAGATTGTCAAGCGTTTGGATCCTACTGCTTATCGCATTATGGTCAATGAGATAATCGATTCTCAAATTGAAGATTTGGAATATGAAATCGACCATTTGGATCCAGATTTGGATGCAGATGAGATAGCAGATTTGCAAGAGCGAATCGCTGAATTGCAAGATGTTTCTATTTGATAGGAGTTGGATATGTGTGAGGTAGAAGATTTTGGCATGTTCACGGATGCTGGTAACGGCGCCGTGCAAGCTATCGTTGAAGGTGCCATTTCCAATGATTTGTCATGGAATGATGTGGTAGACTGTTTGCAGGCATTATCGGAACGTGAAGGTTTCGAAGAAGCAATGGATACCGAGGTGCGTGAATGTGTGTATCGAGCACTTGGTTTCTCGGATGACTATGACGGTCAACCTGATGAAGCGCAGGAATGGTATGATTTTGACCCCGATTGTTAATATTAGGAGATTGCTATGAAGGTAAAATTGCCGTTTGATTGTATGATTTTGGATACGGAACCAGTTGAGGTAAAAAATCGGTTCTCTGGTGAATCATGTATGCTCACGCCCGAAGCGGTAGCAGTATATGATACCATCATGGGTTGTGAAATGGTCGGTGATTATAAAAAAATGCGTAAGGGACTGGATTGGTTTCGCCAATACTTTCCCGAAGAATATATGATTCTATTGGATTGAGATAATTATGGATAACGAAACCTATTGGTTTGCTCGTGGTTATTATGACGGCAGAAATGCCGGTGTTGGTGATGACGCCTTGCGTGATATGTTGACCGATAACAATTGGTCAGCATATATGCGTGGTTATGGCACCGGCGTGACGGACTATTGCAACAAAGAATTGGCGGAGATGGAATAATGGCAAAACGTAAATTCAATAAAACCGATATGGAAACCATATTGGCACAATTATTTGAGAATAATTTTCAAAAACATGGTGACCATGATATTGTGATTGAATACTTACTTTCGCAATATGTTCACCTATTTGGTGAAATCTCACGCTCTGCTCAAGTAGAGCAACTGATTGGTTTTAAGAATTTGGCAAAGGAAATATAATGGAAAATGTGAATACTACCTTTTGGGATATGATGGTATTTGAGTTGCAAGGCAATAAATTCAATAATTATGGATTGAATGTAATTGCTGAAACCCAATGCCGTGGTGAAGTTAGTGAACCAAAACAATATCTAAAATTGACTGAGCGGTTATACACACCGACAGCAATGGAGAGATTTGCTGCAAAGTAATACTAAAGTAATACTTGCCAAACCTATGGGTTTCCTGTATAATAGTGGTTCAATTTGTGAGGTGAATATGGAATTTAGTAATGATAAACCAACCAAAAGCGCATTGTATTTGGTTGACCGTGACAAGCAAGGCAAATGGTATCGTTGGTATGATGCAGACACCGACACCTGGTCGATGTGTGGTTCTGATATGAATGAAGCATTGGCTAATCGTGACAAAGTATCGCCTGTTGGTTTCTTCCCATGGGTTGGTCCTTTGACTGGTCCTAAATTCAATCCTAACGTGCCCGTTCAGGTTGTCACCGAAGATGCACCAAAGGCACCAAAACAGAAAAAGGTCGCCCGTAAGATGGCACGCCAGCGCACCGCTGATGTAAAACCAAAACTGGTTATTTCCAAAGTTGGCAATACCAAAGTTGGTTCTATTGTCAAAGGCAGCAAGACTGTGCATACTGATGGCACCGTGTTCTTCCGTGAGGATCGACAAAAGTGGATCGCCATGTGGAATGGCAAACAAGAAGCAGCACGACCAACTGCTGAAGCATGTTTGGCATTCTTGAAGAAAAAATATAACTTTGATGGTATTGTTATTAAGGAGTAAATGATGGGTTTGGACATGTATGCATGGCGTGTAGCCAAAGATGATGCAATTAATGATTTTGATATTGCTAAAGATGAGGATGGACAATTCAAACTTGAAGAAATGTTCTATTGGCGTAAACACCACGACCTGCATGGTTGGATGGAACGCCTGTATCGTTCAAAAGGTGGCACAGCACAATCATTTAATTGTGTGCGTGTTCGATTGACTAAAACCGATTTGGACCTGTTAGAGCATGATGTATTGAATGGCAAATTGCCTGAAACTACTGGTTTCTTCTTTGGCACCAATCCGCCTGATGAAGATTCAATGAAGCGAGATATGGAATTTATCTCTGCTGCAAAGGTTGCCATTGCTTCTGGTGATGCCGTTTACTACGATTCGTGGTGGTGATATGGCAGACACTTTATGGGGAATGTTCATGGGTGCATTTATTACCGTTGTGGCAATTGGTGCAACCAATGATTTAAGTCGAAGTAGTCCAACCAATATAATCAGAAATGCCATTAATGAGTGTGAAAAGAGCTTGCCAAGAGACCAGCATTGCACTATAATTGCGGTGCCCGTTGATAAGGATTGATTATGGATACCGAATACACCGTTAACTTGAATTATGAATTGGTTGACCACATTGTAACAAATGAGTTGACCGATGTTTATCACAATTTACAGAAAAGCCTCACCAATCGAATGGACGATTATGAGCGATATGGCATTTTTAGCAAAGATAAAGATGAGGACATTATTGCCATTAATGAGCATTTGTATGCTTTGTCGCTTATTTTGAAATACTATGGAGTGGACATTAATGAAAACTGAATTAGAACTTTCGTATGCACAAGATTTCGCTATGGAATCTGCCTTCCGTTTCCTAACGGGTCAACCTTGGGTCATGCACAAGACTATCCAGCGCCTATCGGACGCTGATGGACTTGATCCTGACCTCATGGAACTAGCGGTGGCAGTCTTATTTCCAGCCGCTGTTGTCCATATTGCAACTGGTCGCACCATCTAATACTTGACCAAATTGGTCGAGAACTAAAGTAATACTTGCCATTCTCCGTGGTTGTGTTATAGTACACGTATTGATTGATTAGGAGTGACGAATGATTGATGTGAAATTTGTGAATGGCAAGTATGTGGCAGTTATCAACGGCAAAACCGTTAAGCGTAGCAAAAAAGAGCACATGGATTATGTGATTCGCAAAGCACAAAGCGAATCTGCCGATGCTGCACCAGTCCAAGAATCCCGTTTCACTATCAACGAACGCTTTGGTTTTGTGACCGATATGGTTGCAATGCTCGCTTCAGGCGCACAAGCATCCGTTGTTGTGACTGGTCCTGGTGGTCTTGGTAAGTCCTTCACCGTCACCAAAGCATTGGCAGATTGTGGCATGACCGATGTATCATTGCTCGAAGATTTTGCTGTTGGCACCGTCCTTAAAACTGCCAAAACCTTCCGTGTTATCAAAGGTTATTCTACACCCAAAGGTCTATACCGCACCTTGTATGAAAACAAAGATGGCGTTATTGTGTTCGATGATTGTGATTCCGTTCTCAAGGATCCAGTATCGTTGAACCTGCTCAAAGGTGCGCTTGATTCATATTCTCGCCGCATTATCTCATGGCGTGCGGATATTCGTGATGAAGATTTGCCTACATCATTCGAATTCAAAGGTCGTGTGGTGTTTATCTCCAACCTGTCCTCATCCAATATCGACCAAGCAATTATCACCCGTTCAATGGCCGTGGATTTGTCCATGACCAACAAGCAAAAGATTGAACGCATGAAGCACTTGCTGTCCTCTGGTGAATTCATGCCTGAGTTTGACAAGACTATCAAGGCTGATGCTATGTCGTTGATTGAACGCCTGCAAGACCAAGTCAAAGAGTTGTCGCTTCGCACACTCATTCAGGTAACCAAGATTCGCCAAAGTGCAGGTAAAAATTGGGCTAACTTGGCAGAATATACAATCTGTGGTTGATGAGGTAACAAAAATGACAAGTTTGGTATTGATTCGTGGATTGCCTGGTTCAGGTAAATCCACTATTGCAAAGAACCTGATTGGTTGGTATTGGCACCTTGAGACTGACCAATTTTGGATGGTTGATGGTGAATACAAATTTGATATGTCACGTATCAAAGAAGCACACCAATGGTGCCAAGATAAAACCAGAGATATGCTGACAAAAGGACAATCTGTGGTTGTATCCAATACATTCACCACAGCATTTGAGTTGTTGCCTTATTTTGATATTGCAAAAGAGTTTGGCATCCGTCCACAGGTTCTATTGGCACAAGGTCAATTTGGTAACATTCACAATGTTCCTGTTGAAGTGGTGGAGAAAATGGCCGCACGATTCGAATACAATGTGGATCACCTGTGGGCTAGATTGATTTGATGATTATTATTTGAAACTGAAAGGTAAATTATGAAAATAGATGAATTGGTAAATGATTTTGCTATCGTTACGTATTTGAAAGGCAATGCATGGAATCGCCATGAGCAATCAATTCGTGCTGAGGCTATGGAACGTATTCACAAACATGGTGCTGCATTGGTGCATGAAGAAGTGACTGCTCGTGAATATGCACGATTGAAACAAATGGTGTTGGACTTTGAAACAACCCATGGCATAAAATGAACCAACGAGAACTAATTGGCTATACAGAGCGTGAAGAAGGATTCTATCCTTTGTATGCGCCTGAAAAAGGTTATATTGTAACTCATGCATTTATTCATTGTAAGTATTGTGGAGGTTCTATCTACCATTGTATGGGACCACGTTATGATGCAGTATGTTTAACTTGTTATGAGAAAGATCCGGAGTTGAGATGACAAGATACGAAGAACGCCAAGTGCTCAACAAAAAACATATTGAAAATCCACAACCAGGGGATTTTTGGCATGAAATGTTTTCGCCTTACCATGTGGTGTTGGCAGTAGCGGATGACCATGTGATTATCTGTGAGAAAACTAAACCAACCGATGCACACCACTATACCTTTGACCTATCAGAGACCAGAACCCTCAGCCACCTTGAGCACCGAAATCGTGTCACATATTCATCCATGCGGGATAAGTTTGTTGCTGATGTTGTGCCTAATAGCAAACTGATGCCAATGGTGCAAGAATGGCGTGATGCAAAATTTAAGGAATTACAAAACCAATTGGAGTATTTTCGATGAAAGTGGTTATAAACAAATGTTATGGTGGTTTCGGTTTATCCGATAAGGCAATCGAACGTTATCTGGACCTGAAAGGACTGAAATACACCAAAGAGCTTGACAAATATAGTTTCACAAACTATAATGTTGAAGGCCATGAAGATTGGTATTATCGTGAGATTGACCGTGGTGATCCTACATTGGTTCAAGTTGTTGAAGAAATGGGAAAAGATGCCAATGGTGGTTATGCCAAATTGAGCATCGTGGTTGTTCCTGATGGTGTCGAATGGCAGATTGAAGAATATGATGGCATGGAATGGGTAGCTGAAGCACACCGCACTTGGAGTTAATATGACTGGATGGCGCAAACGACAAATTGTTGAAAAACAAGATTATTTTCACAAGAAAACCCATTGTAATAAAATGTTAATGGGTTTGCTTGGTTCACAAGCAATGATTGACCAATGGTGGTTGTCTCAGAATCTAAGTTTTGAGTTGAAAACACCACAAGAAGTGTTTGATGCCGGCGAATCGGGTCAAAAAGCTGTAATTGACTATCTAGCGGGGCATTGCTATGGTGGATATTTCTAAACTCAAACAGACCATTGTCCAGGTTTTACCTGCTGTCATTAAAGAGGTCAATTCTGTCCGTATACCCGCACTAGAGCAAGCATGGGGCCGTCCATTCAAGGATGAATTTGCAAATGAGGACCAAACTACGGTTGAAATTGCAAAGAACTATGCTCGAGTACTAAATAACTGTATGTTCAGGCATATCAGCAATGCATTACCTGAATTCAAAGAACACACCACAAATGGTTCAGATTACATTTATGGTGATTTATTGATTGAAGATAAAAATTCTTTTTCACCTGATTCTAATGGATGGGTTGGCAATGGATTTGGCAAAACACCTGTGCATCTATTGAAGAAGTTTAGATGTTGTGAGAGTGGTCGTATCACCGAAGCATTTGTTGCATTGGTTGATTTGAGTAAATGTAAATCACAATGGAGTGATAAGTCATTGAACACCAATCGGTCAACCATTTCATTCTCCAATGAGGATGAAAAACACATTGATGTTATCTTTGGTCAATTACAATTAAAAACAAAGAATATTAAACCGATTACATTGAAGGTATGAATGGCAGATAGAAAACTAACAGACATTTTTGTGGTGCCTCCAATCTCCGTATTGGATGTAAAACAGAAATATTGGAAAGATAGAAAGAAAGAATGGTTGGCGCTGAACATTCAAAGTGAATTGGGGCGCAACGAAAACTTGTTGAAGTTGTCCGATTTGTTGAAGAAGAAACAAAAGGCGACCTCTGTGTTTGATCCTGTTTTGTGTGAAATCATGTATCTATGGTTCTCCAAAAAAGGTGATACAATCTATGATCCATTTGCTGGTGGTTCTGTGCGTGGCATTGTTGCATCAAAGTGTGAAAGAAACTATATTGGTGTCGATTTGAGACCTGAACAGGTTGAGCACAATGAATTACAAGCAAACGAGATTTGTAATTCACATATGCCAAAGTGGATTGTTGGTTCATCCGCTGTGGTGCCTGTAAATGAATATGATATGTTTTTCACTTGTCCACCATATTATGATTTGGAACAATATTCTGATGATATGAATGATTTGTCCAATATGTCAATGGAAGATTTTGATGAAGTGTATGCACATATCATTTCACGTAGCATTGCCAAATTGAGAGACAATCGATTTGCTGCCATTGTTGTTGGTGATGTGCGTGGTGATGATGGCAATTACCAAAAACTGATTCAAAAGACAATTCATGCTTTTGAGAATGCTGGATGCCATTACTACAATGACATGGTGTTGTTGCAAGAACCTGCCACGGCGGCCATGCGAGCATTCAACTACATGAATTCCTCACGTAAGATTGCCAAGGCGCACCAGAACGTCCTGGTGTTCATTAAAGGCGATTCCAAGAAGGCCACAGAGCGCATGGATGCCTTTGATGACCCCAACCAACCCTCCACGTTACCATTGTAACACTAAAGTATTACTGTTGTATTTGCACAACAACTGCCAATTTTTGTTGCCAACCACTGGCACCTGTGATAGAATACTACCATTATTGATTGAAAAGGTTTTGTAATGATTCTGAATAACGCACCTCAGGCAGAAGCCGTATTGTCTAACGTTGGTGAAATCGGTGAATTCCGTATTCGCAATTCTGCTAAGGCATTTAATATTCTATCTAGCGGTTTGTATGCCAATAAAATCAAGGCCATTATCCGTGAATTGTCGTGCAATGCGGTCGATTCACACACCGCTGCTGGCAATGACCAACCATTTGAGGTGCATTTGCCTACCACGCTTGAACCGTGGTTTTCTATTCGTGACTTTGGAACAGGACTGAACCATGAGCAAATTACTAACATATACACGACATATTTTGAGAGCACTAAAACAGACTCCAATGCCTTTATCGGGGCGCTGGGTCTTGGTAGCAAGTCTCCTTTTTCTTATACTGATAATTTCACAGTTACTGCCATAAAAGATGGCCGCAAAGGCATTTATTCTGCCTTCATTAATGCTGAGGGTGTGCCTTCGGTTGCTCTGATGAGTGAGGAACAGGTAACAGAACCTAATGGCGTTGAGGTAAAATTCTCCGTCAATGACCGTTATGACTTCAGCAAATTTGAGAGTGAAGCACAATCTGTATATCGTTGGTTTAAATCCGCACCGAAATTTACAGGTTCACAACCAACCATCACAAAGTTGGATTATGAAACACAGAATATTATTCCTGGTGTTCATTCTTCACCTAATCTCCGCAATTCTATTGCTGTGATGGGTAACATTGCATATCCAATTGATGTGCCACAAAAAGAGCAATCACTTGAAGGTTTGCATAAACTGCTTGCTTGTGGCCTTGTTATGGAGTTTGATATTGGTGAGTTGGACTTCCAAGCATCACGTGAAGGTTTGTCCTACATTCCACAAACCATCGAATCTATCCGCAACAAATTGAATCAAGTGAATTTGGCCTTGACTGGTGTATTGGCCAAAGAAGCTGATGCAATCGATTGTGCATGGTCTCGTTCACAATTCTTGTATAACAAAAAACGTAGTGACCTTTGGGCTGCTGCAACAATTCAATACGTGCAAAACACACAATTTGCTTTGTGTGATATTAACAGTCGTTATTCAAGTGAACACAATTTTGAATTGACTGAAAAAGAATTGTTCGATATGAACATTGTGCTTCGTTCATTCACCGCTGAAAAAGGCAGCAGTGCATGTCGCAATCACAAAATTGATACACGTTATGTTTCAAATGCACCTAGTGTAAACTATTGGAGTGTTCCTGTTCGTAAGTCTGTTTATTTTGTGGTCAATGATACAAAAGTTGGTGCAACTGAACGTGCGAAATTCCATTGGCGCAACAAAGCCAAACAAGAATGGCGTGAATTGGTTTTTGTTTTGGAAAAAGCCGACAAGACCAAAGATATGGACTTGACAGCATTCTATGAAAGAATCAGTCAACCGCCTGCTGACCAACGTTTCATGGCATCATCGTTGTCTGAAAAACCACGTGCTGCAAGCAAAGGTTTTGGTAAGAATGTGAATATCATCACGCTTGAAAAACGTGGTGGTTCATCCAATCGTTCGGCATCACAGGATTATGTGTGGCGTCCAGCAGGCACCTTGGATGAATTTGATGACAAGGAAACCTTCTACTATATTCCAATGAAAGCTTTTGAAGCACAATGGACTAAAACTATGGGTGGTGGTTCTGTAAGTGAATTGCACCACCTATTGAATCGCACACAAGTGCCAGAATTGCAGGTGCATATCTATGGTGTTCGTAAAGGTGATATTGAGGCAATCAAAAAGATGCCGAACTGGAAACCTTTGGAAGACCATATCCATGATACCGTTAACCAATTAAATACCAAAATTGGTATGGCAAGTGTGATGGAAAAGCTTGACAGGCATTCCATTTTCGATTACAATCAATCAAAAGTGGTTGATGGCATCACCGATGCATCTAGTCCTGCAAAGACCGTTCTCGGTAACTTTGTTGGATTGCCTAAAATGTCAGGTATTACATGGTTGACCATGTTGATGCGTAGAGTTGGTGTTGTAAACACCGTTGACGTTGAAACAATGGTTGTTGACCTGAAAGGCAAATTGAAAGAGTTTTCTAATCGTTATCCTCTGATTGATAAGCTTGGTAGTTATGCGACAGATGAGGATGTGTGTGAGTATATTAACATGGTTGATAAAGTGAAAGGTGTTTAAAATGTTTCCGTATTTGATTCAAGGCAATAACGTTGTGGTCGTTATCAAAAATAAACCACATACAATTTCTAAAACTCATATTACCTATCAGAAGGTAGTTGATGCGATTAAAGCCAATGATTGGCAAACTGTTGAGGACATTATTGATCCTAAGAAAGTTGTGGTCAATTATGGCCAAGGCAACGTTGAGGTTCAAGGTGAAAAGTTGTTCTGGAAAGGCACCGAAATGCATGGTGCTATTGCAAACCGAATGATTGCAATGCTGCAAGATGGTTTCCCTGTTGAACCATTGGTGTTGTTTATGGAAAATCTGATGCAAAACCCATCATATCGCTCCGTGAATGAGTTGTATGGTTTCTTGGAAAAGAATAACCTGCCAATTACACCTGATGGTCATTTC